GTATTTCCTATGGATATGCTGAAACCAGCGGCATTGTAATTTGTGTTACCACTATCTAGATAGCAATTGAAATCTTGTGTCATGATCTCATCGCCAGCAACCACTGCTGATGGACTTGCTAATGTGCCTCTACTTCTAAACCAATTATAATTGTATCCAAAACTATTGCTATTGTTATACTGATTGATCTTGTAACTACCAAATCCTGTATTGATGTTGTCAAGATTCAATCTTGGATTCATGTTAGTAAATGTCACAGTACCAACGTTGCTACCACCCAATGAAAAGGTAACATCACTTGTGATATTTGATACATTAAGATTACCTAAGTTAGCAGTACCAGTAACGCTAAGATTACTTAATGAAGTGTTACTAGTAACGCTAAGATTACTTAATGAAGTGTTGCCTGTCGTACTGATAGTACCATTACTTGATACTGCACCATTTAAACCGATGCTACCATAATTGATAACCTTAGAACTGTTTGCGTAGTCGCTAGTGGCTTGTTCAGTATTGAACATAGACACCAAACCATTGCCTAGGTTCTGACCTACTTTAAGTTCCCAATATGCCGCGCCTACATTAGTATTACCTGAATCACCATATACAGTATAATTTTGTGTAGCAATAGTATCGTTAGTACCAACTGCTGTTGGTGATGAACTGTTTCCTCTCGCTCTATAAAAACCTAGAACTTGAACTACACTAGTATCAGTATAAAGATTATAATTTATGCCACCACCATTACTATTATTAACAATGAACAGTGGACCAACTGTTGAAGTTGATGGTGTTGTTAAATTGATCGCACCATTAATATTAGCACCTGTACCAGTTACTACTACAATATTAGCGTTACCCGCGCTACTAATGTTTACACTGCCATTAGCACTTGGAATGTTTACATTACTATTTCCATTACTAATACTTGTTGAACCAGATGATGCACCATACCCTATCTCACCTGTACTAACATCATATGATAATAGATTAGCGAAACTTACATTTCTTATTGGTTTAACATAGAATGCACTAGTAGTAGCCGCAGCCAACGATGATCCTGTAGCATTCAATACAACACTATTTGCTGCCGCGCTAGTACCAACAGAGTTTGCACCGATAGCGATTGTACCAGCACCAACAGCATTACCTAGAGCATTACTACCATAAGTACCTATGACGATAGAATTCTGACCGGGATTGTTACCTGCATGACGACCTATAGCGATAGCACCGAGAGTATTCGCCACCATCACATGATGCGCAAAACTACCTATGCTGATATTATTTGCGCTGTTTGTGACATTACTATTTGCAGCCGCGTTACGACCAATAGCGATACTTTGTGTACCTATATTAGCATAACCTGCGTTGTTACCAATAGCGATTGAGGCTGCTCCTGCGCTATCATATCCAGCATTGAAACCTAATGCTAGACTATTTCCATTAGCACTATTAAAACCTGCGTCACGACCGATCTTGATGATATTGCCCGGTGTAGCGATGTTACCACCTGCATTTGCGCCTATGAATATACCAAACAAACTTGTGTTAGCGTTAGGTGATGCAAGATTACCTAATACGATAGCATTGCTATTTGTGCGTAAGTTACCAGTCGCTGTTATCTGTGTAGCAGTAACTGTATTAGTAGTATTGTCGAATATGAATGCATTGCTACCTGCAATCTTGCCCACATTGCTGTACAATACTTGAGTGTTGCTTGCTACGTTATTGACATTGCCGCTTTCAACATTGCCTGCATATGCGGCATAGTTTGCGTTTGCGACTGTACCTATGATATTGGCAGCAGTTATATTGCTGATGTTACCACCTTCGCCGATCAATGTCACGCCACTGATCACATTGGCATTGCTTATGCTAAATCCATTTGCATCTAAGTTCGCAAGCAATGTTCCGCTAAATGATCCTGTAGCACCCGTCGCTCCTGTGTCACCAGTCGCACCTGTGAGTCCAGTTGCTCCAGTTAAGCCAGTTGCTCCCGTTAGTCCTGTTGCGCCTGTAAGACCAGTAGCGCCTACTTCTCCAGTAGCACCCGTGAGTCCAGTTGCACCTACGGGGCCAGTTGCACCTACGGGACCAGTCGCTCCTGTCTCACCAGTGGCACCAGTTAATCCAGTAGCACCTGTGAGTCCTGTAGCACCTACTTCTCCAGTAGCACCAGTCTCTCCAGTAGCACCAGTAAGACCCGTTGCGCCAGTTAGACCAGTAGCACCTGTGAGTCCTGTTGCTCCTGTTAGCCCAGTTGCTCCTATAGGTCCTTGTATACCTGTAGCACCTGTCTCGCCAGTAGCGCCAGTAGCGCCAATTGGTCCTGTACTACCTGTGAGTCCTGTAGCACCAGTCAATCCAGTTGCGCCTGTTTCTCCAGTAGCACCTGTAAGTCCAGTCGCACCAGTAGGTCCTACATCGCCAGTTGCGCCTATAGGCCCTTGTATGCCTGTAGCACCAGTTAGTCCTGTAGCACCAGTTAGACCAGTAGCACCAGTAGCACCAATCGGGCCTTGAATGCCAGTCGCACCTGTGAGTCCAGTTGCACCCGTAAGTCCTGTCGCACCTGTTGGTCCCGCTACGCCAGTAGCACCTGTGAGTCCTGTTGCTCCTGTTAGCCCAGTTGCGCCAGTGGGTCCAGTAAGACCAGTTGCACCTATAGGGCCTGTACTGCCAGTTGCTCCTATAGGACCTGTAGTACCTTGTATACCTGTCGCACCTGTAGCGCCAGTAAAGCCAGTCGCACCAGTGGGTCCTTGTGGGACTATCGCACGATCTACTTGTACTACTACGTTTGGTGTGGGTTCAATGTTTACTTGTACGACACCTGAGCCATTAACATTTACTTGATTTGCCATGTCATTGACTCCTTAGTTATAAACGCCATCGCTTGCGACTAAGAATAATAAGAATATGCTCTCGTCATAAGCGGGGGTAGTGCCACTCGCGGGAAAACTGATCTTGATTCTGCCTGTGAAACACGCTGGATCTGTAGCATTGATACCGAGATCAGGGTCACCAGGAAGTCCTGAGTATGTGACTTGCAAACTATCTCTGCCTATAGTAGCCCATGTTTCTTCATCGATGACTAGTGTGAATGTGCCAGCACTATTCACTCTGTTAGTGATACTCAATGTTATGGGTAATGCTTCTATGCGATTCATCGTCATAGAACCACTTGCTGTAGTTAATGCAAACACACTACCTGGAGTATACGTTGGCGATGCTCCGCGAGTGTCACTGATCGTGAATGTAGTCGCTGTGATGACTTCTTTGACATAGAATGTTGTATTGATAGTCACGTTACCAAACACAGTTCCTTTGAACTGCACAGGCATACCGATGAACAATTCTGCGGTAGAACTACAAGTCAATATGTTCGTGCCTGTAGTTGTACTAGTTATGTCTGTGATCTTGCTGACTAATGGATAGTCTGTGATAGTGAAGTCATATCCACTACGACTATCACGGAAGTTTGTGATGGCTCTGCGAATTATCGTTGCATCGATAGTCGCGCCTGTCAGATTGATTGGCGTAGTACCTGTCTGCCAACCACTTGGGTAACTTGTGATGTTACTCCATGCTAAGTTCCAAAAATCTTTTTGGTTGTAGACAAGTTCTTGTGCTAGTACTTGTCCATCGAATCCGCCCACTTGATTGAGCGTGTTTTGACTGAATTTTGCCATCTCTGCTTCCTCGCATTGTTGACCCTGACTCGCTACCTCGCAAGTCTAGGGTGTTATACTATATTTATGATAAATTGCCCCATTGCCATACACCGCTACCATCTGTTCCCCACGTATTGACCTCGAGCATGCCATATTTACCATTTGCTAATACTTGCGCTGGATTGACTTGTGCTAAATTTGATGTTTGCACAGTACAATTCAGTCCAGTATTATTGAAAACTAATATTTTATATGTCTTACCAAATCCTGCTTCATCTAAATTTGCACAGTTTAATGTTAATATCGTGAAACCACCATTGGCAGACATATTAATTTTAATGTATTGTTCAACATTACTTGCAAAATTGTATGTTATACCTGGTGTAGTATTGATAGTAGTTAAATTTTGTTTAATATATTTTGTAACTGTATCATTTGTGATATTAGCATTATTTGCACTTATATTACCTGTAACAGATAATGATGTACCTGTTATGTTACCATTAGCATATAGAAAGATAGTACCTGATATGTTTGCATTATTAGCAAATAATTGGCCGGTATTGGCTCTTAAATTTCCTGCGTTTATTGTTCCAGTAACGGTTAATGATGTCAATGTGCCTACGCTTGTAATATTTGGTTGAGCATTTGTGGCTACAGTGTTAGCGGCACCTAATAATCTACCGGTAAAGAAATTTGCTGAAACATTGTTACCTAATAATGCTCCAGTACCTGTAAAGACATGAACATTAGTAGTGCCATTAATTGATATGGCAACATTGGCGTTAGAATATACTTTGACATTACTATCACCATTGATGATCTCAGTACCTGCTCCAACAGATAAGTTACTGATATAAGTTCCATCACCTATCAAAAATTGCTGAGTACTAATATTGCCTGCGGCATTTACATTTCCTAATGTTGATATATCAACATTACATTGTATTTCTGTAAATCTACCAACGTTGGCTTCGATATTTGCATTTCCAAAATTTGCACTGTTCGTACCAAAAGTATAAACATTACTGCTATTATTAACTGTTAGTGATATGTTACCATTGGCAGTTAATGTTATATTACTATTTCCATTTTTTAGCAGACCTGAATTGATAGTAGTAATATTGCCAGTAGTAATATTTGCATTTGTTAAGAATGCTGTAGTAATGTTGCCTGTAGTAATATTTGCATTAACAATGTTAGCATTGGAAATATTTGCAAAATTTATACTTGTATCACCTGTGATGTTGACAGGTACATTAAAATTGGCTGCGGCTGATGTTATCTGCAATTTGTTATTTGCAGTGCCTACTTTAAATTGAATACCAACGTTAGAATTACTATCGATAGTAATATTGCTAGTATCAAATGAATTATTAAGTTTATTGTTTACAGCATTAGTAATTTCACCGGTAACAGAATTATAATTTAAAACTTCTAAGGTTTGAATATTTCTTATAGGTTTTACATAAAATGCATTACTAGTATTTCCTGTAAAATTACTTCCTGTAGCATTTAACAATATGCTATTACAAGCAAGATTTGCATGTCCAGCGCCTCCTCCTATCGCGATTGAATTATTTCCTAAATTTAAATTTCCTGCGTTATAACCTAGTGCTACAGAATATTGACCTTGATTTGCTGATCCGGCGCTGAAACCTATACCTATCGAATGCGCACCGGGCCCCGGGGCGGCGCCCGGTGATGTTCCTTGCGCACTACTACCGATAGCGATAGCACCCTCACTTTGATTTGCTCCTGCTCCTGTACCTATACTAATCGTGCCACTACCTGCAGGAACGTTCCCGGCGCCTCCTCCTATAGCAATGTTATATAAAGTACCATTTGTGTTTTTACCTGCTGATGATCCTATCGCAATACAGTCTTGTCCTTGTGTTACACCTGCTTGTTCACCGATGGCAATTGTTCTGATCGCTTGACTGTTACTACCTGCTAAGTTACCTATCGCAATGCTATTTCCGCTTTGATTATTACCCGCGGCGTTACCTATAGCGATAGCATTCGTGCCTTGAGCATGACTACCTGCATTTGCACCTATAGCGATTGCACCACTTGTTTGATTAGATCCTGTACTCGCACCTATAGCGATAGCACTTGTGCCTTGTACAAGGTTACCGGCGTTTGCACCTATAGCGATTGCACCACTTGATTGATTTGGTCCCGCATTTGAACCCAACGTTATATTGCTACTATTGACTTGCAAATAGAAAGTGCTGAGAACATTTGTTGTTTTATTAAATGTAAGATTTGCGCTTGCGCCAAAATCATTATCATCATTAAATTGTATCTGTGTATTACTACCTGCAGGTTGTTCTAAGTCCCATGGTACTCCATTTGCATAAAGCAAATTATCAGTTCTTACGTTACCTGCTTGCATCGTACCTGTAACGTTTACGTTTGTTGCAACATTTACAAAGTTGGCAATTGCTAGATTTCCAAGATTAGCATTTCCGGATGTAAGATTGGATGTAATATTTGCAAAATTAGCCGTGATCAGATTAGCACCATTAATATTGCTGTTTGTACCTTGCAATGTTAAACTTGTGTTTGTCGCTAACGTTAAACCTGTCAATTGACCTACGACTAAGATATTAGATTGAGTCGATGTAGTCAATGATCCTGTTAATGTATTACCGCTTACATTATTTGCAGTAATGTCATTTGCAGTAATGTCATTTGTTGTTAGGCCATTACTTGTAAAACTAGATATATTGGATATTCCATTTATACTGATTTCAACATTACCATCGGCAGTATATATACGTGCATTACTTGTGCCATTTGAAATAAAAGCGCCGCCTGATACGTTAGACAGTAATCCTCCATCACCAAAATAAAATGATGCATTTACGTTTCCAGCAAAGTTTGCTGTATTTCCTATTAACGCATTTGTGATATTTGCATCAGCGATATTACCGGCTATGAACACATTGCCAGGTACGCTGAATAGATTTGTAACATTATCAAATGTAAATCCAGCACCGCTAGTGAAATTACCAGTACCATCGGTGATCTGTATCTGAGTGTTAGCACCCGCGGCTGTACCATTACCGCTGACATTGGCAGTACCTTGCGCCCATGTTAGATTACCTGTACCATCTGTCTGCAAGAAATATGCATTGGCACCACCATTGATCTTTAGGTTGCTTATATTAGTGAATCTAACGTTGCCGTTGCTTGCTAGTGTGTTGGCAGCACCACCTAATGCTTGTCCATTCAGATTAAACTGTAATTGTCCTGTATTACCCGCGGGTTGTGCATATCCTAATGAAAAAACATTTAGGCTAGTCGTGACTGGACTTACAGTGATGCCAGGGGCTTCTGGCGTGACTGTTATGCCAAACGGTTGAACTACGAAATTGGCATTGATTTCACTCATGTTATTGATACCTTATGATGAATCCTAGTGGTTCACGATTTATGTCTGTCTGTCCGCTAACATTACTTGTTCTGCTAACACGCAAAGTTACTATGACTAATGTGCTATTAGCCGCGCTATTCGCTAATGCTATGTTAGGTGTGCTGTTGCCGTTACCTGTTATGTTATTACCAAGATATAGATAACCTGTACCTGCGTTAGCATTTGTGAATGCCGCTGTCAATGTGTAATTAGCATTGCTTGGTTGAGTAGCAAGCGTAATATTGCCAAGATTGACGGAATCAGCAGTATTGTATTCAATATTAGCAACTTCATAATATTTTGCAGTTGGGCTGATAGACCAACCATTGCAATTGACAGCATTACCATTGCTATCTGTAAATGTCAATGGGAAAGTATATGCTTCCCCTGTGTAGATTTCCAAGCATTGCATCTCTGTGCCTGCTATGGTCATCGTTTTCGCGCCGTTTAGTAATAGACTCATGTTCGTAGTTCCTATATATTATTTATTCTGGTCTGACAACTTCATGACTCAGACCCTCACGATCAAGTCGTGCTTTAATCTTATCGCACATTCTCACGTATACTTTTGCTCTGGGAACTTGAAAGATATTGTATGCTTTTGCAAAAGTTATAAATTCTTCAGTAGTTCCTGATTCAATTATTTCCATATACCTTATAAGGTATTCGTCACCATCATTTACTATATTCATATACTGACCTCGTACCCTGTTGTTGTTCCAGAAAATACATATACTCTAGTACCTGATACCATATTGCGCATAAAATATACGATTTGACTAGTCGTTGCACCTACGGCAACTTGTTCATCATAAAAAAATACCGGTTTATCTGCTTCCAGTTCAATAGTAGAGAAATATGTACCTGCAACTATCTCAAAATTAGCACTTGTTCTTCCTGATCCTATTTGTACTGTAGTGGCTGCATTTGCTACCAATTTAAATGTGCCCGCTCTTTTAATATTAACAGCACTAGGAGAAAATGTAGCCGCACCTATTATCCACCAATCATAATCACCATTATCCATATTGAAAAGTCCGGCTTGCTGAGGCAACCATGGTGCAGTACTATTTTGTGCATAACCCATTGCCGTTGTAGCAGTATTTTGATAGTATGGAAAATATTCATTAGCCGCTACAGTAGTACCGTCTAGATATACAGGAACATTAAAAGTTCCAGTGGTTACGTCAACAAAAGGATAAGTTCCTCTTATATCAAAATTTTCATTAGTTTTTTCTTGTTGGAAACCTCCTTGCATATTTTGTATGCTAATCGTACCATTTGCAATATTGTTACCTGCTACAGTACCTAGGGCGATCTTTCCACCTTCGATAGTATTATTAACGATGTTATTATTAACAATAGTATTTGTTTGTATGTTAGTACCAGTGATTGTATTTGATTTTACTTGACCACCTGCGATACCACCTGTATTACTGATAGGATTGTATGGTTGAATATTTGCACCACCCCATGCGAATATATTGCTGACATTACTATAACGACCTGATGTGTCGTTTCTTGCTGTAGCACTCCAATAATAATTTGCGCTAGGCAAATCATTTACTGTTATAGTTACATTGTTGTAAATTGCATTTGCGCTATCACTATTAGTGAATGGTATACCGCCTGCGCTTTGTACAGTGCGGTATAAATTATGTGTTTGCACATTACTATTGTTGCCATAATTGAAGTCCATATACAAAACAGTACCTGTGTCTGGCACGCAACTCGTTACTTCAAATCCTGTTACTGTAGCATTTGCATCTGTGAATGATGTAATAGTCGGTGGACATGGTTCGCTGATCACGTTAGGATCTGTCAATCCTGTATTGTCAGCAGGTACGAAATCTGTGATAGCATTATCAGCGTATACTGTGCCGTTATACTCAAATGCTTCTATGCTTGCTACTAGACTACCATCTTCTAGTGTTTGCTCATTCACGCTACTTACGCGGAATAATTTATATGGATTCACAGGGTCTACAGTCGTCGGTCCCCAACCATAATCAGGCTGACCCACACGAATCACATCACCTGCTTCTATCTGTATACCACTATAGTCTAATTCACAACTGATCACTAAATCTTCACGACTTTGTAATAAGCGTCTTGCCGCAAGATATTTCGCTTGTACTGCTTCATTGACTAATGGAAGACTGATGTTCAATCTGTTCACTGCTTCATTAGGACTCAATATGTCATCGTATACTTGACTGCTCCAATTTGCAGGATTTGTTAGATCGATGACTTGATAATCAGTCTGATCTTTGATATTTTTGTTAGGATATGCGACTTCAACTTGGTTATATGTCTCATTCAAATCTACAGGATTTATCTGTACACCACCAATGATGTTGTTGCTGTCTACTAAGAATAAATCTGATTCTAGACCACTATAAGGTCCATTGATCACTACACGCCACTTACCTGTCGCTTCACTATATTGTAACCAACTATCGCAACTATCTACCATTGTCTGTAGATTAGTCAAGCAACTTGCGGCTGTATTCACAGCACCATTGATACGATATCTAAATAATTGTGTTTGTGGATTACCACTAGTGTCGATATATTGTATAGTTTGATTGCTATATGTGTTTAAGTTATATAAACTTGTGCCAGGCGTGTTGACATCATCAATTTGGCTAGAAGGTATTGCGCAACCATATCTTGTGTTTGTCATGTAATCGTATATGACAGTACCTGGTCTTGCGCCATTGCTTGCGCCCATATTGTTGGTGACTTTGATTTGTGTTGTATCTAAACCTGTAGTACCTGCGTCTGGATTGTACTCAACACGCACGATAGCGAAAGCCATGTTATCTAATTTAACACTATCACCACCTGTAGTATATATAGGACCATTCCAACGTTCGTTCGCAGGTATACCACCGCCTGTGCTACTATCACTCATTATCTGTATAGCAGTCTGACCACCGGTGTTAAAACCTGCGTTCGCGGCACCATTTTGGAATAACCAAATATAGATTTTATTAGCCATCCTATTATCGACTTGTACTGGATCGCTATTAGTTGTAAGACTTGCTACAGCACCATTAGTACCGAATGTTACCTTCTTACCACTATAGTACACACCATTAATAGTGTCGAATGATACAGTTTGTCCATCTGGTTTCTCACATAATGCTATGCAATACCACATGAATTTTTGATCTTTACTGATCTTAGCATCTATGATAGGACCACCCAACCATGCTTGACCATATACTATCGGTAATTTATTATCTGTCGCAGGTGGCAACTGCACACGACCACCACCATCACCACCGGCAGACGCATTTCCTTCTGCTCGTTTCGCTAATAATTTGCTAGCACCTATACTGATCGCGGCACCAAGCAATGCTTTACCTATGAATGCACCTGCGCCAGGAATGAATACGGCAGCGGCTACTGCGGCTACGACACCGAGTAACTTTTTAAGGCCTTTACCTAATTTCTTAAAAAAACTCATATTAGTTGCTCTTTACCATACCGGGCTGAAAATTGCCACCTGCGCCACCTGCGGCTGCACCACCACCTGCGCTAGGCACAGTTGTTTTTGTCTTAGGATCTACACCGAAATCGAACGTAAATCCTGCGAGACTAGTCACATTATTCATAGCACTATCTGTGCTGTCAAAGAACTGCCAACTTTCTTTGTTGGTCTTGCGTCCTGCTATTCTATTCTCTAACACGCTCTTATAACTACTGCAATCAAAACTGATTGTGTAATTGTCTAATTGATCTTCACGCTCTTCGCTGATACCATAATTAGTCACGATGCCTGTGAATCTTAGGTATGCATTATTCAATACCATGTTACTGTTATAGAATCCACGATATATCTTTACTAAACCACCACGTATCTGACCTTGGCTCTCTAATACTTCATAGATGTTGTTACCACTCACACCACTGATAGCGATGCTTGTGTCTGCTGAAGTAACGCGCAAACTTCTATTTTGTACGCCTACGCTCATCAAACCACCTAATGGTGTATATACGTTACCATCGATACTTTCTGCTGTATATGCGCTACTGAATGTCAATAATTCTATCTCGTCTGCTGTGCCTGTAGTGTTTGCGACATTAGCATTGGCAGTAAAGATAGTGCCACTGACATTGCTTGTAGCACCTATAGTAGTCCATGCTGTATTGCCAGTAGTTTTGATGATGTACTCTTGGCCACTGGTCAAACTATTTGCATACGTGGGCAAATAATTATTATAGATCACTAACTGCACAAACTCTGCGCTTGTGACGTTTGCTTTATTATTGGCTACTGCTGGTATACTTGTACTCATGCTGTACCTACAAATTCATAAAGTTGGAAATCGCTACTGAATTCTATCAATGCGTTATTGACTACTGTACCATTAGGACGAACATATGCGCCAGGTATCAATGAGTATGTAGGCATATTTGGGCAGAACATGTTCCATTCACAACTATTTCCTACTGTGATACCTAAACCTGCTACGCTAGCAGTCAATATGTTTGGTCTATTTGTTGTAACGATAACTTCTGATCCTGTACCACGTAATACTTGTGTAGTACTTGTAAATGGATATGGATAGTTGCCTATCTGTATCAAATCATTTGGTTCAAATATCACACGACTAGCAGGTACTACTGGCAAACCTGTAATCTTTAATTGATTGCCAACGAATGCATCTACACCATTTTTTACAGTCAATCCATTCAATTGATTTTGTGACAATTGACCTTGATATCTGAATATCCAACTCAAACATGCATTATCGCTAAATGTCACGATCTCAGGACTGACGACATCCATGGTGTCTAATGCTTCTAACAGATCACGATTCTGATAATATTGCAAACTAGCAGGCATCTTTAATGTGAAACGCCATGGATTCTTAGTTGGCGTGAGACTTACTCTTGGTATCTCGTTTCTTGTGAATTGTATACCA